CAGAAGTATAACATCGGTAAGAAGTCAAAACCCCAAGAGGAAGCATAAATAGTTTCGTGCTTTTCGTGCGGCACACTCTACAATCGGAACACCCGCGACCCCTTGACAGGGGTCTTTTTTTATGTTATGATTTCACTATCATCATGTATAAATAGTGGGACTAATAAATTATCAGCAAGGTAAAACTTGAATTAACTGGTCTGGAGTTAGTCTTGTATGAGGATGTAAAAGTCTTCATCTGAATAAGTTACTTTCAATTTAAAAATATGAAACTTCCATATGAGATCTTATCTGCATCTTTTAAAGCATCTGTCGAAGATTATAAGTTTGCTAATGATCCTAGGATCAAAATTATTAGAGGACAAACGGGATTAGGAAAAAGTTACTTCCAAGATAAAGAGATGCCGGTCATCTTGAAGAACGTTTTTCCAGACCTCAAATACATCATCAGAGTCTCTCCTACGACTGAGGTAGCAGATGATGGAACTTTTGTTGATGTTGATTTGTTGAGTAATGATGAAACACTTTATCAATATTATAATAATTTAGATCCAACAACTGTCAGAAATATTGAGAGTCTCTCAAAAAGAACTGATATTGTTGCTTGTGTTTCTGTGACACACTCTTATTTTTCGATGTATTTTGATGAAATGCTCGAATTAGCACCAAATGCAGTGGTTGTCATTGAAGAAGCACACCAGTATGTTGGGTGTGGTGATAAGGGTGGTGAAGCATACATCACCACTTATGGATATCACACTCAATATAAAGCAAGCACAATCGATAATTTCTTTGAATGGGCTAAAGTAAATCCCAGAATTGTTGGATTTACCGCAACTGTCACAAAACACCATGAAGGTGATAAGAGTCTCACTGATAGATTTTCGATTTGCAATAAAATGCCAGATAAAAAGTCATTAATTGCTAGTCAAGCATGGTTGGGAAATGTTATCGAATACCCGTTTGTAAAACATTCTGGAAGAAATTCAATCTCAAAGTATATTGCAGATAGTATTGAAAAAATTAGGGATACTGAAAGTAAGTTAGCACAACTACAAGAGTTTGATTCGAATATTGTATGCAAAAAAACAGGACTTTTTCTAGCAGGAACTAAAGTTGGCACTTGGGGCGCGTCTATTGATGATGTTCGGAAAGAGTTGTCTGACTATCTTTTGGGAACTGGTGAAGATCCAAACTCCAAGATGATTGCCACTATGACCGAAACTGGCATTCGTGTTTGGGATTTAAATTATAATAATGGAACTGAAGACTATGGTTCAGAAACCATTAGATGTAATGATTCTAAAGAACTCATTAGAAGACTAGAAGACCCCGAAAATCCTTTACGACATGTAATTGTAGTTAATCGTGCTAGATCAGGAATCAACGTTCACAATTTTCATGTTGAAGTTGTATGTCGTCTCCGTGATCCAAAAGAAATTAGAACCCTAATTCCCCTTCAAATTTATGGAAGAATGGTTAGGATTGACGTTGGTACGGGTAACATCATCCGAAAGAAATTCAAAAATAATATTGAACTATATGTAAGAGAGTATAGTAAAGAGTATGGTATTCCCGTTGAAGTAGTAATTGAAACTATAAAAACTGCTAACAACTTTGATATCTGGTATCCAGATAATGTAAAAATTAAAAGAACGTGGAAAGAATCGATTCAAGATTTTAAGGAAGATTATGTAAACACAGTTGAAGAAGGACATGCTTGGTTGGATAGAACATTTATTAATGACTCTCCAAAAATAAGTTTTCTTCCTATTAATTTGGAAGTAGAGGTTGAGTGTCCATGTGACGGTAGTAAATTTACGGTTAATGTGAATAAAGAGATTGAAGATTGGAAAGGTGATGGAACTTTAGATAAATTTTTCAGTATAGTATAACCGAATAAAAATTTACGGAGTTCAACACTCCGTTTTTTATGCTATGATATAAATAAGTATGGATGCCTTCGGGGTCCACAAAACACAAACTCGCTTTAAAAGGGGAAATACAAATGGGAAACCTTGCACGGTACACTGCTGCAGACCTGCCTGCGCTCATGGAGCGTATAAATAGGAATAGCATAGGAATGGATGAATACTTCGATAGGTTGTTTAATCTCCACGAAACAACGAAGAATTATCCTCCATTTAATCTAGTCACGGTCAGTACAGTAGAATCAAGACTAGAACTTGCACTTGCAGGATTTAAAAAGAAAGAAGTAAATGTCTACACACAAGACGGAAAACTCTTTGTCGAAGGACAGAAAGAAGATACAGAATCAGAAACCACCTATGTCCACAGAGGAATGGCTCAACGATCTTTCACCAGATCTTGGACATTGGCAGAGGACACGGAAGTTAGATCAGTTGAATTTGAGGATGGGTTGTTAAGTATTGTTCTGGGAAGAATTGTGCCAGAGCATCATCAAAAGAAAGTCTGGTTCTAAATACTTTTGGTTAAACTCCAAATATCGTCGTCTCAGAGGGAAACTGGCAAAATCCAGTTGCTATCCCTCTTTTTTTGTGCTAAAATCGTAGTGAGCATTGGAGAGTTATGTCTGTAAAAATTGTAGTATTCAAATCTGGTCAAGAAGTCATTGCGGATATCAAAGAAGGATTTGATGAGGGTAAGTTAATTACTTATGTCCTAGAGACACCTTGTACTATTGATGTGAATGGTAAGTATAGAATTACCAATGAAGAAGGTTATGAAAAAGATCAAATGAGTATTTCTTTAAATCCTTGGCCAAGATTTTCTGCAGATAAAGTAGTGCCTATTATTCCAGATTTCTTAGTGACTGCACTAGAACCAACACCTGGACTTAAAAAAATGTATGAGGAGCAAATTTTAAATGACACCGATCAAATTGATTCTACTGACGACCAATCAGATTCTGATCAGTCAGATTGAAGAAGTAACAACAGAACTTGGAGAACCTGATTGTAAGTTGACTGAACCATTTTTGTTGAATCAGTCAGACTGTACACTATCTCCATGGTTGATTGATTATACTACTGATAATCAGTATATGATCTCTTCTGATAAAATTCTGACTCTTGCTGAACCTAATCCAACACTCATCGAAAAGTATCAAACTTTGATTAAATAATGAGATTTTATACAAACGTACAAGTAGTTGGAGATAATGTCCTTGTGCGTGGATATGAGAATGGACGACATTTTGCTAGTCGAGAAAAGTTTTACCCAACTCTTTTTGTTCCTTCTGGTAAAAAAACAAAATATAAAACACTAGAAGGTGATTATGTAGAATCTATTCAACCTGGTGGTATTCGTGATAGTAGAGAATTTATCAAAAAGTATGATAATGTAAAAGGATTTAAAATTTACGGTAACGAGAGATTTATCTATCAGTACATTTCAGAAATGTATCCTAATGATGAAATTACTTTTGATACTAATAAAATTAAAATCTCTACGATTGATATTGAGGTTTCATCTGAAAATGGATTTCCTGATGTAGAGTCTGCTGCCGAAGAAGTTCTCTTGATTACTATTCAAGATTATACTACAAAGCAAATTCGGACTTGGGGTAAAGGTCCATTTAAAAATACTCAGGATAATCTTATTTACAAACAGTTTGAAACTGAAAAAGAACTTCTGAATGACTTTATAAATTGGTGGATGATTGAAGAAAATTGTCCAGAAGTCGTAACTGGATGGAATAGTGAGTTTTATGACATGCCTTACTTGGTACGTCGTATTGATCGTATTCTTGGTGAGAAGTTGATGAAACGTCTTTCTCCTTGGGGGTTAGTAACTGAGAAAATGACTATCAGAGATCATCGTGAAATGATACACTATGATGTTGGTGGTGTTACTCAACTTGACTATTTGACTTTGTATAAAAAGTTCACCTATAAAAAGCAAGAATCTTATCGACTTGATTACATTGCTAGTGTAGAACTCGGACAGAAAAAACTTGACCACTCTGAGTTTGAAACATTCAAAGATTTCTATACTAATGGATGGCAGAAGTTTGTAGAATATAACATCATTGACGTGGAACTTGTTGACCGAATGGAAGACAAGATGAAACTAATTGAACTTGCAATTACAATGGCATATGATGCTAAAGTAAACTATAATGATGTATTCACTCAAGTTACAATGTGGGATACTATTATCTACAATTACTTGAAAAAGAAAAATGTTGTAATTCCACCAAAGAAAGCAAATAAAAAAGATGGAAAGTATGATGGTGCTTTTGTAAAACCACCTACTCCAGGTACTTATGATTGGATTGTGTCTTTTGACCTTAATTCACTGTATCCTCATTTGATTATGCAGTATAATATTTCTCCAGAAACACTTATGGAAGAAAAACATCCAAGTGTCACTAAAGATAAAATTATCAATAGAGAGTTAAGTCTTGAGATGTATAAAGACTATGCAGTGTGTGCTAATGGTGCTATGTATCGTAAGGATGTTCGTGGGTTCTTACCAGAACTGATGGATAAGATCTATAAGGATCGCACCATCTATAAAAAGAAGATGCTTAAGGCAAAGCAAGATTATGAAAAGACTCCAACTAAAGCACTTGAAAAAGAGATTGCCAGATGTAATAATATTCAGATGGCTCGCAAGATTCAACTCAACTCTGCATATGGTGCTATTGGTAATCAATATTTCCGTTACTACAAATTGGACAATGCGGAAGCGATTACGCTTTCTGGTGAAGTCTCTATCCGTTGGATTGAGAATAAACTGAATAGTCGTCTGAATAACATTCTTAAATCGGGTGATGTTGATTATGTTATTGCCATGGACACTGACTCCATCTATCTCAATCTTGGTCCTCTTGTAGATAAGTTATTCGAAGGAAAAGATAGAGATCCTCAAAAGATTGTTTATGTACTTGATAAAATTTGCCAATCAGATTTCGAGATATTTATCGATAAATCTTATCAAGAATTATCTAATTATGTGAATGCTTATAGTCAGATGATGGTTATGAAACGGGAGAACATTGCTGAACGTGGAGTATGGACAGCAAAGAAAAAATATGCTCTTAATGTATGGAATAGTGAAGGTGTTCAATACTCTGAACCAAAACTAAAGATTATGGGTCTTGAGGCAATTAAATCTTCTACTCCTTCTCCATGTCGTAAGATGATCAAAGATGCTGTTAAGATTATCTTGACTGGCACTAATGATCAAATTATTCATTACATTAATGAATGTAGGCAAGAGTTTAATAATTTGCCTGTAGAAGACATTGCCTTTCCGCGTGGTGTGAGTGATGTAAATAAGTATAAATCTTACTCAGACATTTATATTAAAGGTACGCCAGGTCATACTAGAGGGGCTCTTTTGTTCAATCATTATTTGAAACAAAAAAAACTTACAAATAAATATTCACTTATTCAAAACGGAGAGAGAATAAAATTTGTTTATTTAAAAACTCCTAATGTATTCAGGGAAAATGTGATTGCATTCATTCAAGAATTTCCTAAAGAATTTGGAGTTGAAGCTGATTATGATTTGCAGTTTGAAAAGGCATTTCTAAACCCTGTAACTAGTATTCTAGATATAATTGGATGGACTGCTGAGAAAAAAATAACACTTGATTCATTCTTCTCTTAATGTTAAACTTATACTCTATTGTTGATTAATATGGATTTTTTAAAAGATATTGTAAAGGAAATTGGAGATGACTTTACCAAACTGGCAGCAGACATTGATGAAACTGAAACATACGTTGATACTGGTTCGTTCATCTTTAATGCTCTTGTATCTGGGTCTATCCGTGGTGGTGTTTCTGGGAATAAAATCACTGCAATTGCTGGGGAAAGTTCTACTGGAAAGACTTTTTTCTCACTCGCAGTGGTCAAGAACTTCTTGGATACTAATCCCGATGCATATTGCCTTTATTTTGATACTGAGGCAGCTGTCAATAAATCGCTCCTAGAAAGTCGTGGTATTGACCTTAATCGCACTGTAGTGGTAAATCTTGTAACTGTTGAAGAGTTCCGTAGTAAGGCACTCAAGATGGTAGACATGTACTTAAAAAAACCTGAAGATGAGCGTAAACCTTGCATATTTGTGTTAGACTCTTTGGGAATGCTTTCTACCGAGAAAGAGATTAAAGATGCTCTTGATGAAAAGCAAGTTCGTGACATGACAAAATCACAACTGATTAAGGGTGCATTTAGAATGTTGACTTTAAAACTTGGTCAGGCTAACATTCCTATGATCGTTACCAATCACACTTATGATGTCATTGGTTCTTACGTTCCTATGAAAGAAATGGGTGGAGGTTCTGGTCTTAAGTATGCGGCATCCACGATTATTCATCTCAGTAAGAAAAAAGAAAAGGATGGAACAGAAGTCATTGGAAATATTATCAGAGCAAAGACTGCTAAGTCGCGTCTGAGTAAAGAGAATAAAGATGCTGAAATTCGTCTTTATTACGATGAGCGTGGTCTTGACCGATACTATGGTCTACTTGAGTTAGGAGAACTTGGTGGACTATGGAAGAATGTTGCCGGACGGTATGAGATGGACGGTAAGAAAGTCTATGCCAAGGTAATACTGAAAGACCCAGAAACATATTTTACCCCAGAGGTGATGGAAAAACTGGATGTGATTGCAAAAGGAGAATTTAGTTATGGTTCTTAAGTCTTTGCCATTATTTCCTATTCCAATTGGACTAGAAAATTTTGGAAAGACAAATCATAACTTAAATATTAAATTAGTTGAAGATGCTATCTCCGAAAAGAATAAAAATTCTGGTGAAGACCACAGCAACATGGGAGGATGGCACAGTACAACTAACTTAGAAAAGAAGTATGATAGTTATAAATCTCTCTCTAAGATTTTAACTGAATGTGGAAATCAGTATTGCTTGCAACATGGATACAAGGATGGTATTATATGTACTGATTTGTGGGCAAATATAAATCAATCTGGTGATTTAAATTTCATGCATCATCATGGAGCAACTGCTCTTGCAGGTGTTTATTATCCAATAGAATCTATTGTTGGTGATGACTGGAAATTTAATTATACATCGCAAAATCCACTGAAACCTGGAACTTGGGATAATAAAGATGGAGGGGCATTAGTCTTACAAGATCCTTCTTACGGTAAAAAAGTTCAATTACTAACAGATAAAGCATCTGCTTTTAATGTTGACTTTTACCATCTTTATCCAACGTCATCAGTATTGATTTTATTTCCATCATATCTTCTTCACATGGTTCTTCCTTTTAGAGAAGATAAAACAAGAGTAAGTATTTCTTTCGCATTTAGATATGGATAAAGTTGAGTTTTTAATTCTGAAATGCCTCTTGAACGATGAGGAGTATGCTAGAAAAGTTCTTCCTTTTATTAAGGAAGAATACTTTGAAGAATTTAATCAAAAAGTTGTATTTGAGGAAATTAAAAAATTTATAACCGAATATAATAGTAATCCTACAAGGGAGACATTGATTATTGATGTTGATGATCGCTCTGATCTTAATCAACAACAATATAGTGAAATTTGTAATTTAATTCAAAATTTAGATTCAATTAGTGTCGAAAATGATTGGTTAATTGATACTACTGAAAAGTGGTGTCGTGATCGTGCCATACATTTAGCATTAATGGAATCAGTTCAACTGTTTGATGGAAAGGGTGAAAAGAGTAGGGATGCGATTCCTTCTATTCTTTCTGAAGCACTATCAGTTTCTTTTGATAACAACATTGGACATGACTACTTAGAAAATTATCAAGAAAGATATGAGTATTATCATAGAAAAGAAGAGAAAGTTCCATTTGATTTGGAGTACTTTGACAAAATTTCGAGCGGGGGTATATCTAATAAGACTCTTACTGTCGCGCTTGCTGGTACTGGCGTCGGCAAGTCTTTATTCATGTGCAATTTTGCTAGCTCCGTGTTGCTCCAAGGGAAAAACGTACTCTATATTACAATGGAAATGGCAGAGGAGAAAATTGCTGAACGAATTGATGCGAACTTATTAGACGTTGCCATTCAGAATATTGTAGATTTACCTAAGTCAACGTTTGAAAATAAAGTAACTAAGTTAGCAGCAAAAACTCAAGGTAGTCTTATAATTAAAGAATACCCTACAGCATCTGCACATAGTGGACATTTTAAATCACTCCTCAGTGATCTTGAACTTAAGAAGTCATTTAGACCTGATATTATTTTCATTGATTACCTTAATATATGCGCTTCCTCTCGTTATAAGTCGGGAGGTAATGTCAATTCATATAGTTATATTAAGTCTATTGCAGAGGAGCTTAGAGGGTTGGCTGGCGAAGCCAAGGTCCCTATCGTATCTGCCACCCAGACCACTCGTTCTGGTTACGGTAGCTCTGACGTTGACCTTACTGACACTTCTGAGTCCTTTGGTCTCCCTGCTACTGCTGATCTTATGTTTGCCCTTATTAGCACTGAGGAACTTGAGCAGATTGGACAGATAATGGTGAAACAATTAAAGAATAGGTATAATGATACTGTAGTCAATAAGAGATTTGTGATTGGAATTGACCGTGCCAAGATGCGTCTTTATGATTGTGAGCAGTCAGCACAAGACAACATACTTGACTCTGGACAAGAAGAAGAGTATAATAACGAGGACAGACCTAAGAAATCATTTGAGGGATTTAAATTTTCATGACTGTAGACACACAACGATACCTTGAATTTGTAAATGGCGTTACCTCGGAACAAAGTAAAGATAACGAAGCTTTCGTATATCGTATCCAAGAACTTGAAGGTCAAGAGTTTCCTACCGAGCGATTGCTTACTGCTGCTGTAGGAATGTCTGCTGAGGCAGGTGAGTTTACCGAGATTGTAAAGAAGATTATCTTCCAAGGTAAACCTGTTAATGAAGAAAATCTATTTCACATGAAGCGTGAACTTGGAGACATCATGTGGTATGTTGCACAAGCATGTATGGGACTCGATGTTTCTCTTGATGAAGTCATTGAAATGAATGTTGATAAACTCAAATCAAGATATCCTGGTGGAGAATTTTCCGTAAAACATTCCGAAGTCCGAAAGGAAGGTGATGTCTGATGGGTAAAAAGAAAAAGTCAAAGGATGAATGGTCCTATGATAAAACCCCAGAAACTGAAGAAGCAATTAAACGCTTACACGAAACAATTCGTATGCGTAAATTAAAAGATCAAGACGACAAACTAAACTACGATACAGGTGGAAAATGAAGTTTCTTATTATCTTATTCACTATTCTAGTGTTATTACAATCACCAGCCCATGCTACCATAGACTGGAGTACTGTTGATTGGAGAAGGAAGCAACTTGAATGCGTAAAACAAGTCAAACAAGAATTAAATTACCCCACACATAAAGCAGTTCGTTATTGTAATGGAGGACAAATGAAATGAAAGATCAACCAATCACAGTCGAAGACTATAAAGAGCACAGTCAAGAGTTCTTTGATAAGTATTTTTATGTTGCCAAAGAACTTGGTGAAGGTGCTAAGGCAGAAGACATCCTTAAAATTATGGAGTCTCTTGCTGGTGTTGTTATGAAGAAAAGATCTGAAACTAAAGTAGGACCATTTGGATTTAATAAAGTCAAACCTGAAGAATAACCTTAGACTCCTAGGGATCTTTTTTTATAAATAAAATTATTATAGTTAAAAATACCAAAGATGGATCCTAAAGAACTTAGTATTTTGATGCAAGCATATAGTCAAGTATATTCTATTCAAGAAGAAGTTGAGATTGAGGAAGGTCTCAGAGATAAAGTTGGTGAGAAAGTCAAGAAGCATATTAATAAGTATGCTTACACGCAGGGGATTCATAACAATCCTGGTTGGTTGAGAAAACCAGAAAAGAGAGCAGCTCTCAACAAAGCAGTAAGAGATGACATCAAGAAGAATCCAAAGGCAGCAGTCCAGTATGCTGCTGGTGAGGCAAAGAGAAAGGTAAAAGAGAAACTTCGTAAGGAAGAGTTTGATGTCTTTGATACTATCCTTGAGTTTCTGATTGATGAACAAATCGCACAGGACATTCAGGAAGCAAACTGGATTATGGCGAATGCGATTACTGAAGAGCAGATTGATGAGATTTTGGGAATGTTCAAAAAGAAGCCTGAAAAAAAAACTGAATACGCAGGAAGATCTATGGAACCGGAGAAAAAAGATCCTGGATACACTGTAGATAAGAGAAGACCTGAGGTTTCAGTTTCTGGTTATGATAAAGGTGGAAAGACTTTTACGACTAAGACAAGAGGTAGAGTTTGATTTAGAGACCTCCCAGAAATGGGAGGTTTTTTTATTTTATGATAAATATAGATAGTATATAGAGTAACTTAGGAGTGCTTTTTTTGAAAAGTTGGAGTGTAGTAAATGCCCAGAAAACTAAGCAAGGCTAAAAAAGCACCATCTCTTTTAACATCTCAAAGGAGAAAATTAGAAGAGCAGAGAAGAAGGAAAGAAGAATCTAAAAGTAGGTTGGATGTTCTAGAAGAAAGAATTAAAAGTCTTTCTGATCCAGAAGATATTATGATTGAGATAATTGATGTCTTCAATACAACTGATGTAGTTCCTGAAGTAGGAAACTATTATACTTTCATCTATAATGCCAAAACGCCAGAGATTACTTACGATCAGCATCCATTAGTTGCTGTAACTTCTATTTTTAGATGGGGTTTCCAAGGAATTAATTTTCATTGGAATGAAGTAAAGAGTTATACTTGGCAAGAAGTTGCTGGATATCTTCATGTAGTTGAGAATGATGAGATTATGTCGATGAGAAATATTAACTACGCAAAATACAAAAGAAGTTAAACCAATAAATATAGTATATATAAGCACATAACATGAAAAAGTTTTCCAGGTTTATAACCGAAGCACAAGATTCACTTGCGTCCCAAAGAGCAAAGAAAATGGGACTCAAGGGGGATGGTCATGGTGGATGGTATAATGCCTCTGGAGAGTTTGTTGCGAAGACTGAAGGTGGGGATTTAAAGTTTTATAATAAGGGACAAAGACCTGGAAGAGATGTTCCTCCAGACCAGAAGAAGAAACCACAAGAACCACAAGCACAGAAACAAGAACCAGCACCAGAAGATGGTGAAGGTGGTAATAAAGTAACTTTAGTATTTGGTAAGTTCAACCCACCAACCAAGAAGCATCAGCAATTATTCACTGCTGCGAAAGGAATTGCTGGTGGTTCTGATTTGAGAATTTATCCATCTAGAGGGCAAGATTCTGAAATGAATCCTTTGAAACCTGATACTAAAATTGACTTTATGAAAAAGATGTTCCCTTCATTTAAGGACAACATTATGAATGACAATGAAGCAATTACTATTTTTGATGTTCTCCAGAGGATGGAGAATGATGGATATAGGGAAGTGACGATTGTTGTTGGTGCGGATAGACTTGCTGAGTTTAAAGGTCTTGCTCAGAAGCATAATGGAAGTCTTTATAACTTTGATGACATCACTGTAGTTGCTGGTGGTGAAAGGGATAATGATAGTGAGACATCATCAAAGATGAGAGAGTATGCTGCACAAGATAATTTTGATGGATTTAAATCAGGTCTACCTACTAAGTTTAAAGATTCTGAAAAGTTATTTAATAAAGTCAAGAGTGGTATTGGCGTAGAGACAAAGAGCGAGATGTGGAAAGTTTCTCCCATATTAAACTATCAAAATTTGAGAGATCATTATGTTAGAGGGGAAATTTTTAGAAAAGGAACAATCGTAGAGAGTGCAAATACTGGGTTGAGGGGTAAGATTATTCGTTGCGGAACCAATTATCTTATTTGTGCTACTGAAGACAATAATGTAATGTTTAAATCTTGGATTACTGATGTAGTAGAAAAGAAAGCATTTACTGATGTATCTGGCGTACCTGCAGATCAAAGAGAAGTTGGAACTCCCGCACTTACTCAATATACGATGAGAATGACTGACGTAAAGAGCATTCGTAATTTTATAAATAAGTATAAAGATAAAAAGTAATACTCTGTACTAATGACACATCTTAACAATATTTCCCAAATTTATCTTGATCAGATTGCTGAAAAGAAGAGTGACTCATATCTTGAGACTGATATGAAGAAACGTCAGAAAAATAATGAGAAAGCAATTGAAGACATGAAAAAAGTAAAAGATGATACTAAACCTCGTTGGATGAGAGAGGGGAAAAAACTTGATCCAGTGGGTCAGGAAGATGCAGACATTGATAATGATGGTGATGTAGATAAGTCTGATAAGTATCTTCATAAGAAGAGAAAGGCGATTGGTAAGGCAATCTCTAAGAATAATGGTGAAAAGGAATGTGGTAAGTGTGATAAAGATCCTTGTGAATGCGATGATAAGAAAGTAGAAGAAGGTGTTATTGATAATCCAGTACACGCAGCAAACTTTAAGAAGAATGCTGATAAAATGGTCAAAGCTCTTCAGGCACGTAATAAAAAGAAAAGTGAAAAGACTAGAAAAGAAGAAGTTGAGCAGATTGATGAATTTAAAGTAACTAAAGTTGATAAGTCTAAGGTCAAAGAACGTGCTAAGAACATCAAGAGCATAAGAGATAAAAAAGAAGCACTTGCTGATCTTATGAAGCACTATAAGGGAATGAAGACTGGTGTTTATAATTCATTTGAACCAGAAGGTGAAATGGTCGATGAAAAGATTGACTTATCAAAGCAATCATCAAAGAGAAAGTCTTTAGGTAGAGGTTCTTCTATCAATCCTGATGCAAAATCAACTGGTTATGAGTCTCCTAAAGAATTTAGAAAGACTGAAAAGAAACTTGCTCCTTACATGGAAGCAAAAAATGTTCATGGTGAAGTAGAAGTTCCTTCAAAAAACATTGGAAAACTTACTAAGAATGCATCAAAGAGAATTGATACTGATGTTGATGGTGATGTAGAACATAATGATAAGCATAAGGGTGAGTATGGAGAGTTTATTCCTACTCCTGATGGTAAAGGAAAAGTATTTACCGGACCTAAGAAAGTGACAAAAGAATCTTTCTCAGACTGGAGACATGATTTGATTGAAGTTGCTGATGAAGATGGTGAGAAGCAAATCAAAGAAATGCCTAAGAACCAGAAAAATAAAATTAACATCAATCCAAAGTTGAGTGAAGCAGTAGAAGGTATTGGTGGAACTCTCCTTGAAGAAGTAGAGATTAATGAGTTGGATGTTATTATTAATACCATCTATGATGAGTTCCTTGAAGAAGGTTATACAGAAGATGAGATTGAAGAAGTATTTGAAGTTGTTTTGCTTGATGAAGCAACTGTAACTTATGGTCACGATAGTAAGGGACTTGAACCTAAGGGACAGAGCAAGCAGAGCAAACTTCAAGGTCGTATGAGATACATCAAGAGAAAGGTTGGAGAAAAACTTTCTAAAATAAAATCCAAAGCAAAAGAAAAATTTGGTATGGCATCTGCTAAAGCACAAGTATCTGCTTACAACAAAGCAAGAGAACTTTCTCAGAAAGCAAGTGACGTTAAAAATAGATCAAAGACTTCTTTGAAAAGATTTGTGGGAAAGCAGGCACAAAAAGTTGCAGATCGTATGAAGGAAGAAGTTGACATTGATGAGTCAATTCAAAGTGAAGTTCAGGTGACACCCCAAGAGGTTCAACTCCAAAGAAAATCTGCTAGTATCGATAAAAAGATTGCATCTATTCGTCAAAGAAAAACGCAAAAACTTTCTTCACAACAAGGTCAAAAATCTGAAAGTTAATTGCTATATAGAATGTAGACTTTGGTAAAAATTATGTGGGCACTATTTCTCCCTCTCGCAAAGAAAACGATTGGAAATCTTCTTGAGAAAGAAGAAGTTCGTCGTTATCTAATTTCAATTCTTCGCAATCTTGCTTCATCCACTGATAATAAACTTGATGATGGTGCTGTGGATGTTATTGAAAATCTTCTTTTCCAAGAATCAAAATCATCGACATAGTAAATTGCATAAATAAAATACAACCGAAAGGAGAGTTACTCTCCTTTTTTTATAAATATTTTTTAGTAAAACTTTTAAGGGTAAAAGAATGGCACTCTGGGGAAATACCGATTTAGTATATGATGCTGGTACAATCGAAGTTGATTTTGCAACTAAGACTGCTTTTGGTCCAGTTGGTGTAGTTACTTTCACTGATGCAGTTGGTGAAGGTGATGTTATTACCGTAGGTGCTGGTGCAACTTATGGTTATGCGGCGATTGTTGGTGTAGGAAGTACAGCATTAACCCTTGCTTCTACTGCTGGATTTACTACTACTACAATTCCTGCAGGAACTGCATACTTTATTTCGCAAGAACCAAGTTATACAATTCTTGATAGTACTTATAGAGCACCTGAAGAAAAAACAGTTGGTTACTCAACAAGTCCTGTAACAACTGCTGTTTATGGTGTTGATGAGATTGAAGTTGGTGCAGCATCAACTACTGCTTATGCCGTTGGTCATAGTGGATGGGTTGGAGTTACAACCTACATTGACATGCATGGTGAGTTGAGAGTTAAGCATGAAGTGTTAGTCGCTAGTGGAATTCTTACTACTGCCGATAACAATGCTGACGATGGATATTTCCCTGGAAACTAATGTAAAGTTAATGTAGTATGAAATTTGATCAACTGAATGAGGATAACTTCCTTTTATTTGCGATTAAGAACTATGAAAATCCTCAGGCAGTAACCAAAGATGATTTTAATCGTGATTTAAATCACTTTAAATATGTCAAAAGATTGTTGAAGAGATATAAAAAAACAGGTGAGATTCGTACTCACCTGTTAATAAATCATTTTACTATTTTATATAATGTTTTTGGAGAAGCTACAACACCAATGTTGTTTTTTAAAATTGAGTCTGAGATGTGGTCGCAGTTAAAGACATTCATGATATTCTTAAATAAGATTCCTGATTATCCAAAGACAGACATACACGACATACCAGTTGATTTAAATTGCTTAAAACAATTAAATTTAATTTTTCAAAATGAGTAAAATAGATAGAGTAATTGATCATTTCAGAAATCTCAGAGAAATGATGGCAGTTGGTACTAGTGGATTTACTTCATCATCTGATTCAGAAGGACCTGTTGCTGGTTATGATAAACCTATGAAGAAATATGCAAAAGGTGGAAGAGGTTCTCGCAAGAAGTGGTTAGATTATTTAAAAAATAAATAATAATTAAATGGCACTATTGCCAAATGAATAAGATTAAAAGAAGTCCTTACCTTTATAATTTCCTTAAGTTATCAAACTCTGTAGTGAAATGGACAGGAATGATTACATACTATTGCAATCAAAAGTTATAAGGTATAGGAATGTCTTTCGGGTTTGGTAAAAATATTGCTGTTTTAGAATCAAAATTTGAAATGTATGAAAATTTGTCTAAAGAAATGTTGGACAAATTAGAACGTGCTGTAACATCAATTTCAGAAAATAGTAATAAGATTTCTGTAATACTTGAGAGGCATGAAAATAAATTAGAAGAGTCTGAAAAGACTGATGCTTTATTATTAAAGATGCTTGATGAAGTAAAAGAAGAAAATAAGAGAGACCATAAGGAAGTAAAAGAAAGAATTAATAAGATAGAAGAAAAGATACAAGAACTTTCTAAGTTTAGGTGGCAGATAGGTGGGGTTATTATTGTTGCCAGTCTTATTATAGGTGCTGTTACAAGCGGAATTTCTTCCAAACTATTGACTTCTGTGGCATCTGCTGATACAATAATAGAGCAAATAAAATAAACTCTTTACTAAATTATGGATTTTGTTGATACCAAATACATTGGTATTTTGTCCCCAAGACTTCTTAAATTTAAAAAGGTAAAGAATAATCTTTATAATTTTAGGTGCCCTATTTGTGGGGACTCTCAAAAAAATAAGAATAGAACAAGAGGTTATCTTTATCAAGTAAAAAATAATACTAACTTTAAGTGTCACAACTGCGGAATTAACATCTCTTTTAATAATTTTCTTAAGAAGATGGATGTTGGTCTTCATAAAGAATACATTTTTGAAAAATTTAAAGAAGGTAAGACAGGTAAAAAAATTGTAGTTGAAGAACCAAAGTTTGAGTTTAAGAAAACTACATTCAATACAAAGATAAATCTTCCAAGGGCATCGGAGAATGAAGATGCAAAAAAGTATCTGGAAGGTAGAAAATTAAATCCGCATAAATTTTATTACACCCCCACTTTTAAGAAGTGGGTCAATAGTCTAAAGAAGACTTTTGATAATACTTATTATGATGAACCTAGAATAGTCATTCCAATTTTCTATAATAAAAGACTTATTGGAGTTCAGGGAAGATCACTTGGTTATAGTAAGGTTAAATACATTACTATCATGTTGGAAGAAGATGTTCCTAAGATTTATGGACTTGATGAAATTAACAAAACAAAACCAGTCTATGTCACAGAAGGACCCTTCGACAGTCATTTCGTTACAAATGCTATTGCTATGTGTGGTAGTGATGCTAACCTCAGCACTATGGATTATCAATTCGTATACGTCTACGACAACGAACCAAGAAACAAAGAAATCGTTGCAAAGATTGATGCAGTCACCCAACGTGGAGATAAGGTAGTAATCTGGCCATCTAACATAAATGATAAAGACATTAATGACATGGTATTATCTGGACTAGATGTTCAATCTGTGATAGAATTAAATACTTACTCTGGTTTAGAGGCAAAACTTAAATTTAACATCTGGAAGAAAATATGAGCAATGGTACAAAGGTAGTCAAGAGAAATGGATCGATTGAATCTCTTGATCTAGATAAGATGCATTTGATGGTTGAGGAGGCATGTAATGGTCTTGCAGGGGTCTCTGCGAGTCAAGTTGAGATGAAGTCTGGTATTCAATTTTATGATGGCATTACAACAGCAGAAATCCAAGAGATTCTCATTCGTAGTGCAAGTGATCTAATTGATCTGGATCATCCTAATTATCAGTATGTTGCTGCACGTCTGCTCCTCTTTGCAGTTCGTAAACAACTCTATGGTGGACATAAAGAATTTCCAGACCTTGAAAGTCACATAATTAATTGTGTGAATTCTAAAGTTTATGATAGTGAAATCTTTTCCAAGTATTCTAAAGAAGAGATTGCACGGGCTAATAGTTACATCGATCATGATCGTGACTTGTTATTCACTTATGCAGGTTTACGTCAGGTCGTTGACAAGTATCTTGTGCAAGACAGAAGTGGCGGTGGAGTTTACGAAACTCCGCAATTTATGTACATGATGATTGCTCTGACTATCTTTGCAGAGTATCCTAAAGAAACCAAAATGTCATACGTCAGGAGATACTATGACTCAATCTCAAAACACAAAATCAACATTCCCACACCTATCATGGCAGGGGTGCGAACTCCACTTCGACAATTTGCTAGCTGTGTTCTTGTTGATGTTGATGACACCCTCGATAGCATCTTTAGTTCTGATATGGCTATCGGCAAATACGTTGCACAAAGGGCGGGAATCGGTATCAACGCAGGCAGAATCCGTGGCATCAACAGTAAGATCCGAGGCGGAGAAGTTCAACATACAGGTGTTGTCCCTTTCCTTAAAAAGTTTGAATCGACTGTCAGATGCTGTACACAGAACGGCATTAGGGGTGGAAGCGCGACTGTACACTTCCCAATCTGGCACCAAGAAATAGAAGACATTATTGTTCTTAAGAATAATAAGGGTACAGAAGACAATCGAGTGAGGAAACTTGACTACTCAATCCAAATTTCAAAACTTTTCTACGAACGTTTCATTAAGAATGGAGAGATTAGCCTCTTCTCACCGCATGACGTACCAGGTCTGTATGATGCTTTTGGGCTTCCTCACTTTGACGATCTCTATGAGCGTTATGAATCAGATAAGTTTACTCCAAGAAAGACTATCGGGGCACAGGAACTAATTCTCAACATCCTTAAGGAGAGGGCAGAGACAGGTCGAATTTATTTGATGAATATTGATCATTGCAACACTCATTCTTCTTTTAAAGATAAAGTTAGTATGAGTAATCTTTGCCAAGAAATTACACTTCCAACAGATCCTATCAATCACATTGACGATGAGTTTGGTGAGATTGCACTCTGCATTCTATCTGCTGTAAATGTAGGAAAGATCAAATCTGATGAAGAACTAGAAGAACTTTGCGATCTTTCTGTCCGTTCTTTAGAGGAATTGATTGACTATCAAGAGTATCCTGTACTAGCAGCAGAACGCGCTACAAAGGCACGTAGGTCGCTTGGAATAGGTTTTATTGGTCTCGCCCACTATTTGGCGAAACTAGGGTTTAACTACGATTCACAGGAGGCATGGGACGCTGCTCATGGTCTTTCCGAATCCTTCCAATACTATCTCCTGAAAGCATCAAACAATCTCGCAAAGGAGAAAGGGTATTGTAAAAACTTTGGGCGCACAAAGTATTCTGATGGTATTCTTCCCATTGATACATACAAGAAGGATGTAGACGAAATTACTTCGACTGAATTGGCACATGATTGGGAAAGTCTTAGAGCATCTATCTTGGAACATGGTCTTAGGCACTCAACATTGTCCGCACAGATGCCATCAGAGAGTAGTTCCGTTGTGTCAAATGCAACAAACGGAATCGAACCACCTAGAGACTACTTGTCCATTAAAAAATCGAAGAAAGGACCTCTTAAGCAGATTGTTCCACAGTACAATACCTTGAAGAATAACTACACTTTACTTTGGGAGATGAAATCTAATCATGGATATATCAATGTGATTGCTGTAATTCAAAAATTCTTTGACCAGGCAATCAGTGGCAATTGGAGTTATAATCCAGAAAACTATCCCGATAATGAAGTTCCTGTTTCTGTGATGGCACAAGACTTCCTTACTACTTACAAGTATGGATGGAAGACTTCTTACTATCAGAATACTTACGATCAAAAGAATGATGAAGTCATTGATGAGAAATCAGAACTCCAAAATCTCCTAAATGATATTGATAATTCTGATGATGAAGACTGTGAATCCTGTAAAATTTAAGTTATAATACATACAAGAATTAATAGAGATAACGAATGCAATACGATTTTTTAATGAACAAAGATCAAAAACATGATATAACAGGAATGACCGTATTTAATACGGAACAAGTGAACACTAAAAAACAACCAATGTTCTTTGGTAAACCTTTGGGAGTCCAAAGGTACGATTCCTATAAGTATCCAATTTTTGATAAACTAACAACTCAACAACTTGGATATTTTTGGAGACCAGAAGAAGTTTCACTACAGAAAGACCGTGGGGATTATCAAACACTTCGTCCAGAACAAAAGCATATCTATACAAGTAACCTCAAGTATCAGATTATGCTTGACTCCATACAAGGGCGTGGTCCTGGGATGGCTTTTATACCTTATTGCAGTCTACCCGAACTAGAAGCATGTATGGAAGTCTGGGGATTCATGGAAATGATTCACAGTCGTTCTTACACTTACATCATCAAGAACATCTATTCAGATCCTTCTGATGTCTTTGATCAAATCGTCACTGATGAACGTATTCTAGAACGTGCTAGCACCGTTACAGAGGCGTATGATGACTTTATCAACAGTGCTCAACAATGGGGCACTGGAAGCATGTGGCAAAAAGACTTTAGAGATTCACCATCATCACACTGGGAAAGTAAAGATGTCAAGAGAAAACTCTACAGAGCAATTGCAAATGTCAACATTCTTGAAGGCATTAGGTTCTATGTCTCCTTTGCTTGCTCGTTTGCATTTGGAGAACTCAAACTTATGGAAGGATCCGCTAAAATTATCTCTCTCATCGCACGAGATGAAAATCAGCATCTTGCAATTACTCAGAACATCCTGAATAAGTGGAAAGCAGGTGATGATCCTGAGATGAAGCAGATTATGAAAGAAGAAGAAGAGTGGACTTATAAGATGTTTGATCGTGCTGTAAATGAAGAGAAGCGTTGGGCAGACTATCTATTTAAAGATGGTTCTATGATTGGTCTAAATGACAAACTGTTACAGCAGTATGTCGAATGGATTGCAAACCGTAGAATGAAGGCAATCGGACTTAAACCTGTTTATGACATTGCAGCAAAGAACAATCCACTTCCCTGGACACAACACTGGATCTCTTCTAAGGGACTTCAAGTTGCTCCTCAAGAGACAGAAGTGGAATCTTATGTAGTAGGAGGTATAAGACAAGATGTCAAAGGAAACACATTCTCAGGATTCCAACTTTGATAGTATAACAGAAAAATGTTTGAATGCTTATAGACGAGCAGCAGAGTATGATGATTATATGTTTGGAAACCTTGACTATCTGGAGTCATGGATAGGAATTTCCACTGAAACTAACATAGATAGAGAGGTTACTTAACCTCTCTTTTTTATGCCTAAAAATCAACTGAATAAAGACGAATTTAAGGTTCGTGTATTGAAATTAAAGTACGAAGTTGATAAAGAACCATCAAGTGTATGGCAAGGAGATAAAGATTTAGTTCATAAATATCTGAATAAGGTTATCGATAAACTTGATGAGTATAGATATTGACTATGAGAACCCTTGGTATTTTAATGGGTCTCCTTTTTTAACTCAGAATATTGAAGATAACTTTGGTTTTGTCTATCTTATTACAAATACAAAAAACAATCGTAGATATATAGGAAGGAAATACTTTTGGTCATTCAGAACTCCAAAAGGTAAGAAACGCAAAGTAAAGCAGGAATCAGACTGGAAAAAGTATTATGGGTCTTGTCCAGAACTTAAAGAAGATGTGGAACATTATGCTAGACAAAATTTTAGCAGAACTATCTTATCTTTACATAAGACAAAAGGCAGAGTCAACTTTGAAGAGACCAGACAACTGTTCATCAACGGAGTTTTAACTGAAGCATTGGGAGACGGAACACCTGCGTTTTATAACTCAAATATACTTTCAAGATATTTTAGAAAAGATTACTTTTAAGTTATGAACTTTTTGAAATTAATTAAAAACTTTTTGGAGCACTTGACTAAAGAACCAAGTGCTCCTATAGTGGATGAACCTACTTCAGAAAAGATTATTATGGAAAAGACGACTGAACCTGTATCTATAATTCGTGATTGGTCTATCGAGCGTATTCATTTACTTGCTGATGGAGACATTGAGGCACAGTTTGATGCTGTGGCGATTTCAGAAGAGTTTGATGAATGGATTAACGTTGACCCAGATCAAGAAGAGTTGACTTACCTTGCTATTGAACCTGAGGAATGGACTGAAGATCAGGAAATCGATACGATGTAGGTCTTCTGCTTATGCTCTTGTAAGAACACGAGCAAGAGCAACCGCTAAAAATCTGGGTCTTGACACCTGCCAGGAATGCGGTTATAATAAACGAGTTGAGATTGCTCATAAAAAAGCAGTATCAACCTTTGAGGGAGACACTTTAATAAGTGTTATAAACTCAAAAGAAAACTTAATGGCATTATGTCCTAATTGTCATTGGGAGTATGATCACAATCTGTGATTAGTTTGCCCCGTTAGCTCAGGAGACAGAGCACGAACCTTCTAAGTTTGCGGTCGGGGGTGCGAATCCTCCACGGGGCGTTGGGTAGTCATGATGAGTTGGCCACTCCCATGATGATCCCACTTTACACAAGGGGATTTGATCACCCCTTTAGTTCACTTGACAAGAACTCAATCTTGTCTTATACTACCTCTTGTGTGGAGGAAGTGTGTCGGGAGAGCAATCTCCCACTCTGCGGAATTAGTTTAGAGGCAAAACTAAAGGTTTCCAACCTTTCGTCACCAGTTCGATTCTGGTATTCCGCTTTCCGTAAGAAATCCCTTTTTGTTATGAAAAATTACTTTCTGAAAATCATTACTCATCCAGTAACACACTATAATCTGATTACTATTGGTGTTCTTATTACAATAGGAGTGCTCCACAACCATGCTCACTTTGCAATGGATAAGGATGCAGATGCTTATGTCAGGCAGTGGTGTAGAGCATCAGCAGAAAACAAGAAAATCTGTATTAGTTATGGTGGAGACATGGATTACTAATGAAAAATAAAATGAAAAAGTCGGAACAAAAAATTGCAGACTGTGATAATATCTATGATATGATTGAGATACTACAGAGTCGTATTGGGGAAATAGAAAATGAACACACGCAATTGATCCGTAAGATGGGAGAACTAATTAGTCGCGTAGACGAATTTTCTATAAATGAAAATTAATCTTTGGTACTCTGAGAGTATGAGGCAATGGAGATGGACTCTCTGTGAAGAAACTTCAGGAACATATTCTTCGGAATGTCATTCAGGACAGAGAAAAGATTTGAGAGAAGCAATGAATGATGTTGCTAATACGGTAGAATATATGCTAAAAAAAGAAGTATAAATATCTTGAAACTGAAGATGTATAACGTATTATACAATGGAAAATAATAAAATTAGGTGTCGTTCTTGTGGTAAAGAATTAGAAGGACGATCCAGTAAAACAGTTTCTTGTGGTTGCCCTAACATGGCAACTATTCGTGGTGATAAAATTTCAGCAGTTGACTTATCAAATGTTGTTATGTTAAATTCACACCATTCCAAAAGTAATAAGAGTATTTTTTCACAGGAAGACATCTTATGGCAAGAACAAAGAAATCAACGTAAAATTCGTAAAATGGACTTTGAAGTGAGGTGAGTTGGCAGAGCGGTTTATTGTAAATTATTGGAGAGGGTCCGGTTGGTCGAGGAAGCTGTCTTGAAAACAGTCGGGTGTAAAAACTTCGCAGGTTCAATTCCTGTTCTCTCCGTTGGGAAATACACACAAAGTTGTCAAATATTAGACATTGACTATTATAACTATTAAATAAGCATTAATTAAATGGACGAACACACTTACGAAAATTGGGTGAAAGTAAAAAAAGCATTTGAAGAATCAGGAAATACACAAAACATGTTTTATCAAAGAGCTTGTGCTATAGTTAGTGGACAGGAAGATCCATTATCAAAAATGCTTGATGTAAAGAATGATGAGTCCTTATAATGATGACTATGTGAAACGAAGTGAAGTTCAGGAGATGATTGATGATGCCATACGAAAACATAATCGTAATGCTGGAATTATCAGTATGTGTGTTGGTTGGGTTGTTCTCGCACTTTTTGCTGAGGGTCTTCTTCGACTTATTGGAGTAATTGACCCCATTGCTCCTTGGTTAAAAATAACACTCTAATAAGTAAATGAACGAGGAAGAAAGAAAAGAGTTTTACGAGCAACTCAAAGAACAGATAAATCAACTTAGGGTGAGAAATTTGTTCGAAGAGCCATGTCCACTTTACGAACCTGATGAGGAAGAAGATGGATTGGAATGAACTTTTTAGTTTTTTTGCAAGTCTTATTTACCTTTATATTGCCTTGCTGAGTGGAATAATTATTGGTTATTTTATCAGAATTAGAGACGAAGGAGATTTATGAGACATCAAATCATTCTTATTGCATGTTTTTTACCTCTTGTTATTATCTACATAGTATTAAAACTTGCTGTTTGGGTTGAAGCAGTTAACGCAGAACAGGATTATGTCAAACGAGAACCTTCACGAAAACGAGGACTTTTCTTGGAAAATCCATATGAAGACGTTGATGCAGAGGAAGAAGAATATGGAAATCGCACAGATTATCGATGAAGCACTGCATCAGTATTATGTTGTGGAACTTGGAAAAGAAGTTCCCAATTGGAGATATATGAAAGACCAAGATTGGTGGATAGAGTATTTGAAGACCTTAGGAATTGACCCTAAAAATCCATGATGAATGTACAAATTTTTGTTCGAACAATTATGAATACTCCTTGGTGTCTTGGGGTGATAGGATTTTCTTTGGTGTTTATTCCTGTTATAGGAATGTGGGCAGTCCACAAATACAACTGGCAGCATTGGGAACCATTTGACAGAGGGCACTAGAGGTAGTATAATGTATGAGTTGAGAAATCAACTGCGGTGCTCCCCTTTGGTAGGTTCAGGAGCAGCGGCGATAGGAACCTACAGTTAAGGTAAGGAAAAAAAGAAGCATGGGAACCGACCGAACATAATCTGGAAGGACATACTGCACCTGCCTTGACAACTCAACTTTGTATTTTTTGCTAGTTTAAGCATAGTTGAGTAGCAAAACTAGAATTGGGGAGAAGAGGGGAACCGGTAATTTTAAATTGCCTTAGAGGTGTTCGATTCTTCTCTCAACAACTACTTGACTTTTTACTCCATCCATCTTATTATTACAAGGTAATTAATCAGACAAATGACACTTACTTCTAAGTTTAAAAAAGACCTCCCCACTCTTCGTGGTGCTGCAAATGGGGACTTATTTCTTGATGTAAAAAATCCTAAACTTTTTAAAAAAGTTCGTCGTTATTATGAAAACAATGGAGTAGTATTTTCTGGTGATCCTGGTGATGATTATGAAATTATGATGGACTGTCTTTATGTGGATCTTGAACAACCAGTAGAAGTTGCATAATAAAATTTTTTAATCATGGACTATAAAACTTCTGGAGTTGACATTATCAAGGGTAGATCCTTTGTTGAGTATCTTAAAGCACTATCGCCTAGTATTGGCGGGTTCAGTGGAATGATGGAAGTGCCATCAGGATATGAGAAACCTGTGCTGGTATCTGGTGCTGATGGTGTCGGAACTAAAATTAACATTTGTAGGATTGCCCGTGATTACACCACTATTGGTCAGGATCTCGTTGCTATGTGCGTCAATGACGTTATATGTTCTGGTGCTAAACCATTATATTTTCTAGATTATATCTCTACTAAAACACTTGATTCTAATGTGAGTGACATTGCGTATGGAGTTGCCACTGGTTGTGCTATGGCAGGTATGGAATTGTTAGGTGGAGAAACAGCAGAGCATTTCAGGGCACATGATTATGACCTTGCTGGTTTCTGTACTGGTATTGTAGAAAAGAATGACGTTGTTGACGGTAGTAACATTAGACCTGGTGATGTAGTTATTGGTATTGAGAGTAGTGGTCTCCATAGTAATGGATACACACTAGTCAATGATATGCTGTGGAGAAATTACATCTACTATAAAGAGATGCCTGAACTGCTGGTTCCAACCACCATCTATGCTCGTCTGATCCAGCACCTGTTGGATGAAGTTCCTATCCTAGGCATGGCACACATCACAGGTGGTGGCATCCCTGAGAACCTTCCACGATGCCTTCCAAAGCATCTGACTGTTGATGTTGATTGGTCTGCTTGGGAAAGACCAGAAATCTTTAACAAGATACAGGAGGCAGGAGAGATTGCCGAGGAAGAGATGCGTAATGTATTCAATTGTGGCATTGGATTTTGTTTGGTGGTGTCCCCAGATGTAGTAAAGATGACACAAACTCTCATTGCAGACACTCCATATGGTATGAAATCATGGGTTATTGGAAAGGTTAAATGAAACAACTATTTGTTGTGTCAGTAGGTGACAACTCTTGTGTCACTCATGATGGATATATTCAGATTGGTATTTTTAATCATTCTGTAGAGAAACATCTTGAGTTGAATCCACTAATTAATTGGCAGGTGACATATTGGATGCCTGACCCATTCTGCATTAGATACAAGAGGATCAACTTTCAACACACGATGAAGGCAAACGAAGGTTCGCCTAGAACTGACAATGCTTTAGATAGTCGTCCTAGAGATTTTCCAGACCAGGCAGAAACCAGATTAGAGAGGACATTATAACATGTAAGAAAAAAGTAGAGCAGAGTTGCATAAACTCTGCTTTTTTTGTATAATGGTAAAGTTATAGAATAGCGTATGAAAGTTGCTTTAATTACTGGTATTACAGGACAAGATGGTTCATACCTTGCAGAACTTCTCCTTGAAAAAGGTTATGAAGTTCATGGTATTGTTCGTCGTGCTTCTTTGATCAATACTCATCGCATTAATCACATTTATGAACAAATTAATCTTCACTATGGAGATCTGACTGACTCCACTAATCTTGTAAGAGTTATTCAGCAGGTCAAACCAAATGAGATTTATAATCTGGGAGCACAAAGTCATGTAAAGGTATCGTTTGAGATGCCTGAGTATACGGGTCAGACAGATGCTATAGGCACCCTGAGAGTGCTTGAGGCAGTCCGTTTGCTTGGTATGGAGAATAGGGTTCGTATTTATCAGGCATCCACCAGTGAACTCTATGGTTTAGTACAAGAAACTCCGCAGACTGAAACTACACCTTTCTATCCACGTTCTCCTTATGGTGTTGCAAAACTCTATGGGTACTGGATAGTAAAGAACTATCGTGAGTCATATGGAATGTATGCATGTAGTGGTATTTTGTTTAATCATGAATCTCCAAGACGTGGTGAGACATTTGTAACTCGTAAGATTACAAGAGCACTCAAAGCAATTTCTGAAGGTAAACAAGATTGTTTGTATCTTGGCAATCTTGATGCACTTCGTGATTGGGGACATGCTAGAGATTATGTTGAAGCTATGTGGTTGATGCTTCAGCAAGATAAACCTGAAGATTTTGTGATTGCTACAGGAAAACAATATTCTGTTCGTCAGTTTGTTGAAGAATCGGCACCTTATTTCAATATGAAAATTAGGTGGGAAGATTCTGGTCTTGATGAAGTTGGTATTAATTCTGATGGAGAAACGGTCATCAGAATTGATCCTAAATATTTCAGACCTGCTGAAGTTGAAACTTTATTAGGTGATGCCACTAAGGCAAAGAAAAAATTAGGTTGGGAACCTAAGATTTCTTTTAAAGAATTAGTTGAGGATATGTGTATTCATGAGTGATATTAAATGGCCATTGATGAAAGATAATCTAACATTATCTGATCGGGTCAAAATGGCATCTTTTTGTTTATTTTCAAATAGATTTACTAATGGTCCAAAGGTCAGAAAGTTTGAATCTGAATGGAATAATTGGTTAGGATCTAAGTATTCTTTATATGTCTCATCCGGAAGCACTGCTAATTATCTTCTTCTTTCATCTGTAAAAGAATTATATGGATTGAAGGATGGAGATAAAGTTTTGGTGCCTGCAGATACATGGGTTACAAATATTGGTCCGGTAATTCAATTGGGATTTACTCCAATCTTTTGTGACATTAATCTTAAAAATTTTAGTTTTTGTGAAGAGGATTTGGAATATATTGCAGAAAAACATCCTGATATAAAACTTGTTTTTGTTACACATCTCATAGGATATCCTGCAAATAGAAATAAGTATTCTGAATTATTTCCTAATGCAATACTTTTAGATGATGTATGTGAGTCTCATGGATGTAAAAATCTCAATGGGACAAAAGTAGGATCTAATAGTTTGGGATCTACTTTTAGTTTTTATTTTGGACATCATATATCAACAATTGAAGGTGGAATGATTTCCACTAATAATTATGATTTGTATGATTTGATGAGAATGAAGAGGTCTCATGGATTAGCAAGAGAATCTGAAAAATTTCAAACATACATTGATAAGTATCCTGAAATATCTAAACAGTTTATGTTTGTGACGGATGGATATAACTTTAGAAATACAGAATTGTGTGCTGTATTGGGAATGTCTCAACTAAAAAGACTTGACAGATATATTGAAAGAAGAAATAAAAACTACTCAAAGTTTATATCTCTCATAAAAAAATATTCCAAAAATTTTGTAGTTCCGGAATATGATGACTTTGTAAGTAATTTTTGTTTTCCTGTATTATGTAAGAAAAAGGAGATCTCACATTTTTTGAAAAAAGAATTTGATAAAAATGGTATGGAGTACAGACCAATTATTGGTGGTAATCTTTTAAGACAACCATTCCTAAAAGATTATGATATTGAAACTAAAAAGGAAAAATTAAATGTAGATTTTGTTCATGATAATGGAATTTATTTGGGCAATAACCATTTTATTGGTGATAAAGAAATTGAATTGTTAGACTCTATCTTGGGACAATTATGAATACTGAATCTAAAATTTATGTTGCCGGTAATACTGGACTGGTAGGATCGGCAATAGTTCGTATGCTTCATTGGAAGGGTTATACGAATATTATTTCTTCACCATCTTCTAATTGGGATTTACGTTGTCAAGAAGATGTAGAAAGATTTTTTAGAATCAATGAACCTGAATACGTCTATCTTGCAGCCGCAAAGGTAGGTGGTATTTGTGCAAACAAAGATTATCCCGGACATTTCATTTATGATAATTTGATGATTCAGTCAAACATCATTCATGCTGCTCGTAAGTTTGGTGTTAAAAAACTTTTATTCCTTGGATCTTCCTGCATTTATCCAAAGTTGTGTGAGCAACCAATCAAGGAAGAGTATTTTATGACTGGTCCTTTGGAACCAACCAATGATGCTTATGCGATTGCAAAGATTGCTGGCATCAAGATGTGTCAGGCATATCGTAAACAGTATGGTTTTAATGCAATTTCATTGATGCCTACGAATCTCTATGGTCCTAATGACAACTTTGATTTGGGGACCTCTCATGTGTTACCCGCAATGATTGCAAAGTATCATCATGCAACTGATATTGGATATACTATTGATATGGGTGGTCCTTGGTGGCCTGATGTAGAACTTTGGGGTGATGGATCTGCAAGACGTGAATTTCTTCATGTCGATGATCTTGCTGAAGCATGTTATACTTGTATGAAGGACTATGATAGTTCTGAAATTATTAATGTTGGAACTGGTGAAGATATTACCATTAGAGAACTTTCGGAAATAATTTCTAAAGTAACTAAATTCCCTGGATTTACAAATTGGGACACTACTAAACCAAACGGAACTCCAAGAAAACTCTTGGATGTAACTAAAATTAAATCTCTTGGATGGAAACCAAAAATTTCTTTGGAAGAAGGAATTCAAAAAACTTACGAGTGGTATAAAGATCAATGAAATTTCTTACATTCTTAAATTCTGGATGTCATGATATTTGTCTGAACATGTTGAAGTCTGCTGAAAAAGTGGGCATTGATATGGATGACTTTATCATTGCATGTATGGACGAAGACGTTTATAAGTCTTTTATTCTTGAAGGTTATAAAGGTGCTTTTCTTTATATGGATAGTAACTTGAAAGAATATCAGGATTGGACTTTTGATATTAATAGTGGATTTAGAAATGTGGTTCGTCACAAGTGGAAAATTATTAATCAAGTTCACAAAAAACATCCTAATCTGATGTGGGTTGACACTGATATTGTGTTCAAAGAAAATCCTGTTGAGATTCTGACTGGTCATGAAGAAGTACTATTTCAAACTGATGTTCCTGGGTCTACAATCTGCACTGGTTTTATGGTATTTAATGAGACCCCTGAGTGTCGTCAGTTAGTAGAAGAATGTGGTGCAGATAATTCCGACGATGATCAACTAATCATGAACCGCATTGCACTCACAAAATATAATGATAATATAGCATTACTATCTGAGGATCTATTTCCTAATGGTAATGTGTATTATCAGCAAGGCAAAAAAGAAAACGCTATGATCGTTCATAATAATTGGATGATTGGTGTAGAAACCAAAATCAATAAGTTTAAGGAGGAAGGACTGTGGTTTATTTGAAGGAAGATTATCTGAGACCAAAGTCTCTTACACCAACATATCCTCCCTATCATCAAGGAGAATATCTGGAAGAATATTTTTACAGTCATTATCAACAATTGAAAAATAAATCAGAAAGGGAATATATTGATATTTTCTGGTCAAATATTTTTTGTAATAAAATTTGGGCAGGACAACCATATCCTAATCTACAAAACCTTATGTATGATACACTAAGTGCAGATGGATCTTACTTTACTATCTGTCAACAAGACGATGGGCCTTTTGAAGATTTTCCTGAGGACACTATGATCTTCTGTGCCGGTGGTAATCGTAAGAAAGGAAATGTAATTCCTATTCCATTAGTATGTTCTTCTATTCCAGAAATTCCTAAACAGGATCACAAGTACTTTGCTTCTTTTATTGGTTCTAATACTTATTGGGTAAGAACTGATATGGTAAAGGCATTCCGTGGTAAGGATGATTGCCTTGTCAAAGCAGGAAACTGGGATATTAACGTTGGAGAAGAGAAGTTAAATAACTTTCTTGATGTTATGTCTGCTTCTAAATTCTCTTTATGTCCTAGGGGGTATGGAACCACTAGTTTCAGACTCTATGAGTCTTTCCAATTGAATACTGTTCCTGTTTACATTTCTGATGATCATGCACTTCCTTGGTCTGACGAATTGGATTGGGAAGAATTTTGTGTTATAATTGATGATGACAATATCGGAAATACCTACGATATTTTGAAGAGTATTTCTGATGATACATACAGTGAGATGTTGAAGAAGGGTCAAGAACTTTATCAAGATTACTTTTCACTTCAAGGTGTCTTTGAGAACATTATTAAAAGGGTTAGATGAAAAAAGTTCTTTTAGTCTTTGGTTCTTATACGGATCAAAGACAAAAATTCTTTGATACTTATATGTCCCCTAGAAATCAAGAATATGCTGATAATCATGGATTTGAATATCTTGAACTTAAGGATAATCTCTATAAGTATCGTGGAAATTATACTTGGTTGAAGTTCACTATTCTTGAGCAAATGCTTGAGGAAGGATATGTAACTGATGGAGATATCGTTACACATCTAGATGCCGACATGTGCATCGCAAATATTGACGAACTGTATCAAACAAATAAATCTTTTTCATATTCTATTGACTCCGGAAATACTCATTGTATGGGTAACTATTCTATCAAGGTCAATGAATGGTCTAGAAAGTTAGTTGATAACATTCTTTCTGAAGATAGATATCAAGATCTCAATGATGCTGTGTCTAGACATGAAAGGTTTGGTTATGTAAATAGTTTTTGGCATGAGTTTAGGGAACAGGCATCCTGGTATTCTCTTGCAGGTATCAAGAGACACTCTGATGAATCTTTTTGGAACCTGCCGGACTATGGATGGCATTCCGATAAAACTGAATGGACTGTCTATTCCCTAGAAGAACTTTATGAGCATGTAGAGATTCTTCCTACAGCATGGAATGTCACGGAGATGGAAGGTGAATCTAATTGTCAATTCTTAATTAATAGGGTGGAGAAAAACGATGTGATTATTCGTCATTTTGCTGGTGGTCAAAAATGGAGAGAGGAGTGGTTCAATAAATGAAAACATTTATATGTCATTGGAATAAACTTACTGAAAGAAAATCTTATCTTTTAGAAGTTTTACGAGAAGAAAATATTATAGACTATGAATTTGTGGAAGATTATAGTTCTGATAATTGGGACACTGATGAAATAGAAAAAAACTTTCCTAAAATTTTTGGTAAAAATCCTGCAGGAAGAAAATTAAAAAATTCAGAAATTTCTTTAGTTTTGAAGCATATTAAGATAATTAAGGAAGTTGCTGAAAAATATGATTATGCTTTAGTATTGGAAGATGATGTAATTCTTTGTGATGATTTTTTAGATGAATTTAAGAAATCTTTTGATCAACTCCCCGAAGACTGGGATACAGCATGGGTTGGAACTTGCTGTAACTTACATGCTACCCCCATAAAAGATCAAAGAATAGCAAAGATAAGGGGATCTAGATGTACACATGCTTATCTTATAAGTAAATCCGGATCTAATAAAATATTAGAAGAATTAAAATATTGTGATAATGGTGCAGATTGGTATTATAATTATTTGATTGATAAATTTTCTCTGAATAATTATTGGTTTGAACCAGCACTTGCCATACAAAATGATCAGTTTCAAACAACGATACAAAATTAATTATGAAAATTTCTTTTGCTGACTTTTGGCCAGGGTTTGATTATAATCATAATCTTATAACATTTTTATTCAAGGAAGTATTTGAAGATATATCTGTCAGTAATCCTGAAGATTGTGATTGTTTGATTTATAATATCTTTGGGCAATCACATAGATCATATAATGATTGTATAAAAATATTTTTTAATGGAGAAAGTTCCCCAAGACCAAACTTTAATGAATGTGATTATTCTATCACTAGTTTCTTTGATTTATATGATTCTAAGAATATTAGAATTCCTTTATGGATGTTTTATGTTGATTGGTTCAATACTGGAACATGGGGTAATCCTGGATGGTTGATACCTGTTGATTATTTTACTGAAGAGAATCCATTTGCTTCAAGAGAAAAAACTAAATTTTGTAGTACAGTTTTTAGTGTGCCTTATCAAAATAGAATTGATATGATAGATATGGTCAACCGATATAAGGATGTTGATTGTTATGGGAAGTGTCATAAGATGCAGATTCCTCAAAATAATAGTCATGCTGGAGAACTTGAAAAGATGGAAGTAATCTCTGATTATAAGTTTTCTATTTGTTTTGAGAATGCTGCTCCTGGTGGATGGTATACTGAAAAACTATTACATGCGAAGATAGCAGGCAATATTCCAATTTATTATTCTGATACGGAATGTCATAGAGACTTCAATACAAAAGGTTTTTTAAATTTAAGTGATTATTCTGATATGGAATCTATGTTGGAGGATATTGTTAGGATAGATAATGACAATAATCTTTATCAATCTATTCTTAAAGAACCTTTATTTGAAAGGAAACCTACTTTGGATGGTGTATTTGAACAAATGACTGGAGTTTTAACATGAAAATTGCTGCATGTTTTTCTGGAAGAATTAGAAATTTTGAAGATACTTTTCCATATTTCAAGAAAAATTTTTTTGACATCTATGATGTTGATACTTTCTTTTTTGGATCTCCAAACAGAAATGGACGAGAGCAGAACCTATTGGAATTTGATAGGTTGTATAAACCCAAAAAACTCATTATCAATGAGCATGATTATTATGATCACTTAGACTCTGAATATAAATTTGGTGGACCCATATCTAAAATGTGGTGTAATATTTACAATGCAAATAGATTGAGAGAACAATATGAAGAAGAAAATAACTTTAAGTATGATTATGTCTTTAGATTAAGACCAGATTGGTTTTTTCTTAGGACATTGGAAAGTATTGATTTAACTTTAGAAGAAATGAATGATAATTGTGTTATGATTCCTTCTAGATGGAATTTTACGCAAGTTCATCCTTTAGGGAAAAGTGATATTATTGGTATGGGAACAAGTGTTTCAATGTCCAAGTATGCTAATTTATTTAAAAACATATCTAAGTATGTTCATAAAACTCCCACAATGCATACTGGAAATCCTCATCCAGAATCTTTACTTGGAATATATTTAAATGACATTGGTGTTGATGTTATTCCTACAGAATCTCCTGTTGAATGTGAGTATCCAGATGAAATAGATATTGGTTCTGTAAAAACTAACTTATCCGCACCAAATATAACCACAGAATTGGCGTATAGAGCTAATTACAGATCTTTTGCTTTTGATTAATATGAAAATTAAACTTTTAATTCTTGACGTTGATGGTGTCATGACTGATGGCATCAAATATTATGACCGTGAAGGAACAGTTAAACTTAAAACTTTTTGTGATAAGGACTGGACTGCAATTAAACGATTCCGTGCAATCGGAGTTAATGTTGTATTTTTGACTGGCGATCCATATAATGTCAGTATCCTTGAGAATAGGAACTTGCATGTTATTGCTAATCGTGGATCAGGATTCCATAGTGATAAAGCAAATTATCTTGATGATATACTGAAGCAGTATGATTGCACAGAGAAAGAAACTGCTTATGTTGGTGACGATCTCTTTGACATTGGTATCATGAAGAAGGTTAGATATCCTGTTTGCATGTTAGATTCCCCAAGGATTGTCAAACAAACGGCAAAAGTTCTACCGGTCAGGGGTGGTGAAAATGTAATTATGACTCTTTTTGATACATTTGAAATAGATGGGTTGCTTCCCTGCTTCTCTTATGATAAAGTGATAGACAAGATCTATGAACTTGACTTGAAGGAAAAATTTTAATGAAGGACATTGCTCTTTACGGACATCTAACTATTGATACCATTACTGATGGTGATACTGAAAAGAAAACTCTAGGATCAATGGCAAATGTCTGGAAGGCATTACTTGAGATTGATCCAACAATTGATATTGGTCTGTCTCCCATTGATGTGGGACAGGCTCTTATCTATGTCGATAAACCTGCGGCAAAAAGATATTCAAAGGTGAATCTGAGTCTTGTTCAACATCCGGTCAAGATGATTGATTCTAAAATCAACCACTTAATTTACTTGAATGAAATGACTCGTCATGATTTTATTCCTGGTTTGGGTGGTATTATCACTGCTGATATTTGTCCAGGTAAAAGTATTAGCAATAGTGTAAATAAAGATCTTCTAAACTATGTTGATTACTTGTTTATCTCTGATGAAGACATAGATTGTGATCTTTCATATCTTGCTTCTGTTACAAGAGGTTGGGTAATTCTTCATAGTGCATCTGGAAGTGTGGTGTCTAACGGAGAGAAAGAGTTCTTTTACAAACTACCAGAAGACTTGATGTTGAAAGACGTAAATGTTCTTGGTGCTGGTGATATATTTGCCTCTTGCTTCTTATATAAATTATTAGGGAACGAGGGTGACATCCACGAGTGGATTGAATTTTCACATTTAACAACGACTGAAATTATTGGCAAGTATATATGAAACCAAATATTCTTATTCCCATGGCAGGATTGGGAAGTCGATTTATCAAAGAAGGATTTAAAGTCCCAAAACAATTGATCAATATTAAAGATAGACATCTTATTGATATCTCTCTGGATTGCCTAGACTATGAGGGATGCAATCTTATTTTTGTAGTTAGAGATGAGACTGTTTATAATTTTCACATGGATGAACTTCTTCGTAAGAAGTTTGGTGATGATATAAAAATTGTAGTTCTAGATAAACTTACTGACGGATCTGTATGTAGTTGTTTATATGCTGAAGAGTATATTGATAATGATGCACCATTAGTCATTCATACTCTGGATATTGAATTCAGACCAGTATTTAATCCACATACAATTAATGATTTGGATGGTGATGGATTACTACTAACCTTTAAATCTAACTCATCAAACTACAGTTATGCTAAGGTTGATGGAAATGGATATGTAGTAGAGACTGCTGAGAAGAAAGCAATCAGTAATAATGCATGTGTGGGAATTTATGGATTCAAGAAAGGATCTGATTTTTGTAAGTATGCCAGAGAGATGATTGAACGGGATTTGAGAACTAAAAATGAGTTTTATATTTCACCCCTTTACAATCTTCTCATTGAGGATGGTAAAAAGATTTTGACTGAACCTGTGGATAAGATGCATGTCTTTGGAACTCCTGACGAATTTCACTTCTATAAAGATAATGTCACTCGTCGTATTGGTGATAAACCTATTGCCATTTGTTCTGATCATTCTGGGTTCGAGGCAAAAGAAACATTTAAAAAAGTTTTAACCAAATATAACCTAGAGTTTATTGACTTTGGAACTATCCTGAATAAGGATTGTGATTATCGTGATTACATTGCTCAGGCAGTTAAGTCTATTGGTGAGCGTGATTGTGATTATGGATTTGGTTTCTGTCGCACTGGTCAAGGTGTGAATATTTGTGCCAACAAGTATAAGGGTATCAGGTCAGCACTAATCTATGATAACTTTGCTATGGAGATGTCTATCCGTCACAACTGTGCCAACTTCTTTTCTATCCCTGCCAAGGATGTTGATTACGATGTTCTTTGTAGGTACATTGAAACCTGCTTTAGTAATACTTTTGATGGTGGTAGGCATCAAATCCGTATCCAGGAGTTAGAGAAGTGATAGAAGCAAATATCTCAGACTTCAAAGCAGGATGGTTTGTAGGAGACTTCAATCCATCCCTTTTTAAAAATCCATTTTTTGAAGTTGCTCATCATAAACATGAGAAGGGTTGTGAGACATTCCCACACTTTCATAAAGTCACTAATGAGTTGAACTATATTGTATCAGGAGAACTTATGGTTTCTGGTAAGCATCTCAAGGCAGGAGATATGTGGATTTATGAACCGAATGAAATTTCTAATGTTGAGTTCCTTGCAGATTCTGAATTAATTATTATAAGATGGCCATCTATTCCTTCGGATAAGTATCCGGCATGAAACTCATTGCACATCGTGGTAATATGAACGGACCTAATGTAGACGATGAAAATACTATTGGGCAGATTGACAAATGTATAGAAAATGGTTATGATGTAGAAATTGATTTAAGATACGATGTAGTATCTCAAACGTTCTGGTTAGGACATGATAAACCAAAAAATGTCATTTCATTTTTTGAATTGGCAAAAAGGTCTCAATATCTTTGGATTCATTGTAAAGACATCGATACATTGGATTTTATGACTAGAACAAATTTCAATTATTTTTGGCATCAAAATGATGATTACACTATGACTAGTCATGGATATATATGGTCTTATCCTGGAAAAACTTATACTCCATCAACAGTCGTTGTTATGCCAGAAGAATGTGATATTAGTTGGGATATATTAAAACTAACTAATTGTTATGCTGTTTGTAGTGATTATGTTAGTAATTTAAAATGAAAGTAGCACTCTGCATTTCCGGACAACCAAGATATCTTGAAGAGGGTTATGCAAAAATTGATAAAAATATTTTACAAAAATATTCACCAGACGTTTTTGTGCATACCTGGTGGGACAATTCCATGTCAAATAAAAAAATGGAATTACCTACAACATTATCATATGGTAGAACATATCACTGGAGAGAAGATACTGTAGATTTAATTAAAAAATTTTATAATCCAGTAGTGTTTTTGTATGAACCTCAAATTATTTTCAATCCTTTTAATGATGTTAATTATGAACTAGCAAGACCATCTAATGTTCATAGTATGTTTTTTTCCATACAAAGAACTAATCAATTGAAAATGCAATACGAAAGAGAAAATAATTTTTCGTATGATATTGTTATTAGATGTAGATTTGATGTTGACATAATTAAATTTGATATTGATTTGTATAATTTGTCTATGGATTATGTAAATTGTTATGCCATGAGAGATTCTCCAAATAGTGATCTAGCAATTTCTTCATCAAAAAATATGGATATTTATTCGTCACTATATAATAATTTTAAAAAGTACAGGCAAGATGGTTGGAAACAATTTGTTGGAGAAGGTTTGGTAAAATATCATCTTAGTCAATATAATATTAGTTGGGATAATCCAGAAATTAGAAATAAACTAGTAAATTCTATTATAATAAAATGAAAATAGCATTTCATGATAATTCACTCTCCCTGAGAGGAACAACAGTAGCAATTTATGATTGGGCATATTGGACCAGACATTATCTTGGTGTCGATCCAATTATCATGTATCCCTCCACTCATCCTGCTAATAGTGTCGATGCTTTGAAAAAATTTGAAAAAGAGTTTTCAGTTTTTTCTTATGATACTGTCAGTGAAATAGATCCTATTTTGGATAAAAATGAATGTGATTATTTTTTAATGGAAAAGGGTGGAGCTCCAGATGGAGTTATATCTTCAGTTAGTAAAAATCTTGTCAATGCAATATCAGGAAACTGGACTTCTGACTGGGTTCATGGTGACATCTATGCTATGGGATCGAAGTGGTTATCAAAGATAACTGACTATAAAATTCCTTATGTTCCTTATATGGTATATCTTCCTGAGGTTGAGGAAGATATGAGAGAAGAGTTATCTATTCCTAAAGAAGCACTAGTGCTTGGTAGAAATGGTGGATGGGAAACTTTCGATTTGCCTTTTGTAAAGCAAGCAATACAACAAGTTCTCACTGAAAGATCTGATATTTGGTTTGTTTTTCAGTTCACAGAATCTTTCATTGAACATGAGAGGGTGATATACTTGTCTGGTACTTCTGATATGAATACTAAAGTGAAGTTTATCAATACATGTGATGCTATGCTTCATGCTAGGTATATTGGTGAATCATTTGGATTGTCTTGTGCTGAGTTTTCAATTAGAAATAAACCTGTTATTACTTACGAAAAATCTCCGGAAAGAAATCATATAGATACACTGGATGAAAAAGGAATTTATTACGAAAACTATTCGGAAATTCTACACATCCTCAAGAATTTAGATAAGACGGAAATAAATTCTTTGGAATGGAATTGCTATCAAGATTATACTCCAGAAAAAGTCTGTCAAAAATTTAAGGAAGTTTACTTATGAATGTTGAAAATTATTTAATCAATCTATCCAAAAAATATACTCCTAATACTCTATTAGATATTGGAGCTCATCATGGTAACTTTTCTATGTTTTGTAAAAAACTATGGAAAAATGTAGACTCTCTAATGTTAGAGGGAAATGAAAATTGTGATGAGTATCTAGAAAATTTGCCATTTCCTCACTGCATTGTTCTTTTGAGTGATTCTAATAAAGAGGTTACTCTACATTTGAATCCAAAAAATCCTACGTGTACTGGGACTTCTTACTTAAAAGAAAATACCAAATATTATAATGATAGTATAAAAGTTAAGAGGAATACATATACACTGGATGAAGTTATTGAAGAAGTCGAAAAAACTTTTGATCTCATTAAGATAGACACTCAAGGATCTGAATTAGATATTATTAGAGGTGGATTGAATACTATTCAAAAAGCTTCTTACATAATAATGGAAGTTTCAATTTTGCAATATAATGAAGGATCTCCTTTGTTTGATGAAGTGCTTGAATACATGAGTAGTATTGGATTTACTAATCATGAGATTATTGGTGAAAATATCTGGATGGATGAAGATACTGATAATTTAAAGAAAGGTGATTTATTTCAAGTTGATGTTATTTTTTCTAAATCTGAATTATGAAATCATTAGTAACAGGCGGTGCAGGATTTATAGGATCTCACATTGTAGATAAACTTCTAGAAATGGGCCATGAAGTTGTCTGCTATGATAATGAGAGTGCAGAATCCAATGAAGATTTTTATAGGAATCCTAAATCTTACAATATAAAAGGTGACATTAGAGATTATAAGTTATTGAAAAACTCAATGACTAATATAGATTATGTGTTTCATCTTGCTGCCGAATCTAGAATTCAACCTGCTATCTTAAATCCTATTGAGGCAGTCAGTGTAAACTGTGTAGGTACGGTTACTGTTCTTCAGTGTGCCCGTGAGGCAGGTGTAAAGAAAGTAATCTATTCTTCTACTTCATCGGGTTATGGATTTAATGAACCACCCAATGATGAACTTCAGAATGATGACTGTTTAAATCCTTATTCAGTATCGAAGGTTGCTGGTGAAAAACTTTGTAAAATGTATAATGATCTTTTTGGCGTAAAGACTATTTTCTTCAGATACTTTAATGTTTACGGTGAAAGACAACCTCTCAAAGGACAGTATGCTCCTGTAATTGGTATCTTCTTACGTCAACGTGACGCAGGAGAACCACTTACGATTGTTGGTGATGGAGAGCAGCGTAGGGACTTTACACATGTATCTGATGTCGTATCTGCCAACGTTCTTGCGGCAATAAAAAATGTTCATGATATGAACTACGGACAATTGTATAATGTTGGCAACAGTGTAAATTATTCTATCAATGAGATTGCCGATGCAATTTCTGATAATCAAGTCAATATTCCCTCAAGAATTGGTGAGTCTAGAGTGACTCTTGCAAATAATAATAAATTAAAAAGAACATTTGGTTGGGAACCAAAAGTAAACTTAATGGATTGGATCTCCGAACAATGAATCTAATTATTGAATATTTTAACTCTCATAATCATATGAGAAACGGAGAGTATCTATATTGCCTCCATCAAAATCTTGCTAATGATTTGATTGATAATGTATATCTTTTCATGGAAGATGATTCTGAACTCAATTTTGATTCTCCTAAAATTCATAGAATAGTAAGAAAAGATAGACCAACTTATAAAGATCTTTTTGATTTTTGTAATGATAATCTAAAAGATCAAATCTGTGTAGTTGCAAATGCAGATATTATCTTTGATGATACTCTTCGATTCTTCAAGAGTCTTGATATGATAAAACAGTTTTATGCATTAAGTCGTTGGGAAATTTCTACTGGTGATGGAAAGAACTGGGAGATTGAACCTTACGAAAATCCAGCATCACAAGACTCTTGGATTTTTAAGGCACCGATTGCAGTATCTGAAAAGATGAATTATACAATGGGTAAACCTGGTTGTGATAATAAGATCACTTATCACATGAGAGAACTTGGATACACATGCAGAAATCCTGGAAAGAAAGTAGTTACAATTCATTTTCACCCAACTAACTTTAGAACTTATCATCCCAATGATGATAGAATTCCAGGTCCCTATCTTCTCGTTTCGCCAGTAGATAATTTTACTGGTGAACCTAATTACATTGATATTGATGGTTTTGATGATCAAGGTAGGGCATACCGAATAGAGAAGAAAGGAACCCCTTGACAAAGTTTTAATCTTCTGTTATTATAAATAAGTGTTCGGGAGGCACTTGCTTCACGAACTGTAACAAACCTGAACGCCTCAATTACTCGCTGCCTGGTTATGTTATAATAAAAATGCGGGGAACGTCGAACTCCCCCTTCATCTGCGGGTGAAATTCCGCAAGTAAAAATTACGAGGTATTAACAAATGATCAAATCTGTATTCGCAGCAACTGCTGCACTTTCCGTTTCTGCTGGTGCTGCCCTTGCAGGTCCCTACGTTAACGTAGAAGCCAACTCCGGTTTCACTGGATCCAGCTACAATGGAACTGCCACGGACCTTCACGTAGGTTACGAAGGCGAACTCGGTGAGTCTTCTTCGTACTACGTCCAAGGCGGCGCTACCGTTGTGTCTCCTGATGGCGGCGAGAGCGACACCGTTCCTTCCGGTAAAGCTGGTCTGGGTCTTGCACTGACCGATGCTCTTGGCGCATATGGTGAAGTCTCCTTCGTTGGTAGTGGCGACAGCGACATCGATCGCGGTTATGGCACCAAGTTGGGTCTGAAGTACAGCTTCTGATTTAATCAAGTAAACATCTAGATGCTATACTGGGAGTGCTGTCGCACTCCCTTTTTAATGGTTAATCAATTTCATGGGCATTTTGACAGAGGTGAATTAAGTAATACCAGAAAGGTCTTGACAAACCCTGCCTTTTGCTATATACTATGTAAAGAAACATTAAGGAGTGTAAAATGACTGTAACAACTGAAGATGGTGGACGTACAAACATGTACGCAACTGAACCACAAATGTATATTTCTAAGACTGACGCAGAACGTTACGGCCATGAGTCATACGCAGAACGTGCAGAGAAACTCAATGGTCGCACAGCAATGATTGGATTTGCTTTTGCCCTGGTTTCTTATGCTACGACTGGTAGTGTGTTCTTTTTCGGACTTTTCGGTTTCTGAGAACTTGACAATGTATCAAATCTTGTTTACAATAACTAGTGTTGCCTTCCTTGTGTTGTTGGCATACTCCATACAAAACTTATCTGAAACTTACTAATGGACTTTAACGTTACTTTCCGTACTTCTGATGGTGCAGAAACAACTGTCACATGCCAAGATGATCAATATCTTCTTGATGCTGCCGAGGAGGGTGGTGTTGACATGAACTACTCTTGCCGTGCTGGTGCATGTTCATCATGTGCAGGTAAGATTGTATCTGGCACGGTAGATCAAAGTGATCAATCATTTTTAGATGATGATCAAATTGAACAAGGATTTGTACTCACTTGTGTTGCATATCCAACTTCTGATGTTATAATTCAAACTGAACAAGAAGAGAACCTCTACTGATGCATGGAAGCCTTGAACCAGAAGATCGAGTAATGAATACTCCATCTGTTTATGAACAAGTTTCTTCTCTTGCCCAAAAATACGGGTGGGAAGAAGGAGATGAAATTTCTGTCGAAATGGCAGGAACTCAAGTGTCTGGTATTGATGTAGGTGAAGAGTACAACAAGAAGTGGCAAACACCCATTGGTACTCGTAAGTACAATAAAGATGCTTTTATTGTTATTAAGAATCAATCCAGAAGAGACCTTAGTAAATCTCAACCTATGGATAGAGAACACAAACCTCAACATCCATACGAACCAGTTACTAACATAAATGCCTGATCCAAATCAACTCTATGATGACATGGAGAGGTTAAATGCCCTATACGAAGAACTCTGCTGGGCACATGATGATGAACTAGTATTCACACATGAAAATAGTAGAGTCATTATTTACAACAAAACACAGGAGCAAGAACAATGAACGAAAGAGCAGAACGTATTAATGGTTGGGCAGCAATGATCGGAGTCATTGCCGCAATGGGATCCTATGCCCTTACCGGAGATTTAATTCCGGGACTATGGTGATGATGTTATTAGCAACCTTTTTGTTGGGTGCTTTTATAATTCATTCAGTACTTAAAGAAGATGCTGATGATGATGACGGACCAGGCGGTGGAATAATGCAACCAGTTTACATACCGACACCTTGA